TTGGAATTTGATTCGCTGTTCATAGTTCTCGCTTAAGTCAATAGCCGATTCAATCTTGCTTGGATCAACGCCATACTCCGTGATAAGATTCTGAGCCGTTCCGTCAACAACGTACTGATATTTCCATTTGGTTCCTTCAGTAAGGAATCGTCGTTTGTATGCAACTGCAAATAATGGCTCAATTCCAGTAGTCGTGCCTGCAAGGATACCAATTGATCCTGTAGGCGCAATAGCTCTGTATGCAGCGGGATGGTTGAGGTAGAATCTGTCGCAGTGTTCATTGGCTGCTATCTCGCTTTCTTGCTGATAGACCTTTAACCATTTGTGGAGTTCTGGGCTAACAGTATATCCAGCGCTTCGTTTAAGTAGCCATTCGTGGATCCCCATGAGTCCGAGTCCGAGCCTCCGATTTTTCTCGCGAATTCGGTGAACTTTGTCGTAAGGTAAATCCGCTCTAAGAGTTCCGCATACAAGGAACTTAGAGGCAAGGTGTACAATTGACTTGAACTCATCAATACTTTCGATATTGCCAAGATTGATGCTCCCAAGATTACAAACATCACTGTCGTCTTCCGAAGTAACCTCAGTACAAGCATTCCTAAGTGTTTCATTCTGTTTCTTTCCAAAGTTAAAGCTGAAGCCAGGTTCTCCTGTCATCAGTGCCTGTCGGCAGTTTTCTACAAACACGGGATTGTTAGCTAGGCTATAGCTACCAGGGTCTCCGTTCTTCATCATGAATGCACCGTCATCATAATTAACAGAAATGTTAGTCATGTCTAGCGGAGCAAAAGCATTAAAGTCTTTTTCCTTAGCAGCCTTTACGTCTGGGGACCAGTCTTTAACGTGCAAGAATTTATCAACATCTTCATGTCTCCAATTAAGAGAGGCATAAATTGCAGAACGTCTCGAGCCTCCTTGCATAACATTTCGCCCGATTTCGTTGATCGCATACATAAGTGGAATAGGTCCTGATGCAGTGCCACCTGTTCGGCTAAGAGCCTTTCCAGCAGGACGGAGTCTCGAATAGTCAATTCCAATTCCGCCCCCAGTCATTAAACAACTCATTGCACGCCATGTAACTGCACTCCATTCTTCTCTTGTGTCTTCTTCTGCTCGTAGCAGATAGCAATTATTATAGGCTTTGTATGGACGACCTGCATAATAAAGGTAACGTCCGCCAGGCAGGAATTTCATTTCCTTGATATACTCAATGAGCTGTTTCTGTTCTGCATGGGACATAAGAGCTTGTGTTGTGCCCCAACGAGCACCACAAACATCCTCTACAAGACGTTCAGCCAGCTTATCCCACGTGTCCCCTGGGCCTTGAGCATATTTATAGCGAAAGATATTTTCGCCAAAAGAATTACGGAACCGATTTGTTTCTGTCATATTTTCCTTATAAAAACTTTAGGTTTGTTGGAGCCACCTAATAGTTCGTTCTCTCGTTTTAGTGCATCGCGTTCCAAACAACAAAGTTCACAATGGCCTCTTTTCATCCACATACGATGTTTCTGGCAACGGTATGGGTGGGGCTTTGTCTCTTTGCTGATAGGTTCTGATGGTTTTTGTTGCATCTTTTTCCTGAAGTATTCGTTCTAAGAAAGGCTTCTTAGCTTGTTTCTTTTTCATTCCACTGCTTTAGCAAGGTCGTCAAAGCATTCACTAACATCGTCTTCAAAGGCTTCGACAAGATCGGATATGTCACGTCCTATGATGTCTAACAATTCTACAACATCCAAGTTATGCACAATAAGTGTTTTAAGTTCTTCAAGTTTCATTATGTGCATAAGAAGGTGTTTTTTCAATGTAATCTTGCAGCATGTCGACGAGTGCTTTCTCTAAGAGATAGCCCACTTCTTTTGGTGCAAAGGTTACCTGTAGGGTAGCGCTACCGTCTTCATTTTCATTAATGTCATTTATCTGCATTGCGCTTCTCCAATTCTCGGTTAATGTACCACATAGCCTTGCGTAAGTCCTCTACGGCATCTCTCTTTAGATCACAACGCCAGATGTACTTCAAAGCATTCCCTAAGTTAAACCCCATGTGCTCTGTAATCTGAATACATTCAATACCAGAGGGATGCACGGTGTAGTGTAGGGGATGCTCCACAGGATCGGGTTGTGGAATGTTTAGTTCTTTATAATCTTTTATGTCTGTTTCATTTAGCATACTTTTTATTTATGTAATTAAGACTTACGGGCATTAGGTCAAACTCACCATCTTGTACATCATGAAGCATCAAGAACCCACGCCAATGTCTGTTGCCTTGGCTGGACATGTAGTCTTCATCATGTTCATAACAGGAGCCTGCTATCACCGACGTGAGGAGTCCTCCATCTGCTTTGTAACCTGTCGCAATCTGTAATCCCTGTTGATGTCCTTGCACACAAGACATATGCTTCTTGCTAAGGCAGGCAGCAGCAGTTGTGACAGGACGGCCCATAAGGCCAGTAGTAAAGTAATGGGAATAAGCAACACCATCGATGACAGCAACATCAAGGAAGTTATGAACGTCCCAACCATACTCTTCATAATTAAGATCTCCAATAGAAAGAACTCCTTCCAACTTTGGATCATCATTGACAGCTCGGTTGATTCTGTTTTCATGATTGCCTAGAGTCAATACCAACTGTGGTTTGTATTGCTTTTCCTTATTTTTCTTAGCTCGTGCATTAAACTCCCATATCGGAGACAGGAAGCTAACCATAGCGCTCTTACTCGCTTCAATATCTGAGATGTAACGTCTGCCTTCAAAGCTTTTCTTTCCAACATCGTAACTAGATAAACTAGGCATATCTGCAAAGTCTCCAATACATACGATTGTATCAGGCTTCTTTTCTACAGCATACCTACCAATTTTATTGAGGTAACTAAAGTCAACCCCAGGTTTTGCCTGTACGTCAGGCAGTACTAAATGTTTCGCCATTTGCTAAAATGAATCCTACGTTTGCTAATGAATAGGCAAAGAATGACAGAGCCATTCCAACATTACCTTTGAAGAAGTAATCTAAGGATACACCGACGTATATTAAGCCAGTGATACCCAACAAGATGTTGCTCATTGGACATGTTCAGACTTACCCGAAGCAATGTCTGTCTCTGTATATTTAGAAGTAAACGGTATAGCACCCATCTGTAATAAAGTGTTAAGTCCAATCTTTAGAATGAAGTCCAACTCTTCTTGTTCTAATTCACCTTGGAATTTAACTGTGCCATTCTCTGTTTCAATACTTTTATTTATTAGCATATTTCTTTGATATTTCTTTCTCAAGTTTAGTTTTTTCTACGTGGCATACTTTACACAGTACTTGCAAGTTCTTACCTTCACAAAACATTCTGTCGATGTATGTATCCCAAGATACAAATCCTTTCTTGGGGTCAACGACAGGCTTTATGTGATCTACTTGCACATTTTTCTGTGTATACTCTTGCTCACACATTGCACATAGATAATGTTGTGCTAAACGTCCTGTTGCTTTATTGATCTTCTTCTCGGTCTTGGCAGCATTAAGTGTTTCATACTTAGGAGGCCATTTGCGACTCCCTGCCCTGAGTGTAGATGTTACAAAGCTTCGGTAACGAGCTTCTGTCCACTTCCCACCATTTCTCATGTAGGAAATTTCCAGACTTCATCCTCTTGACGTCTTATCCACAAACATACTCCGTTCATGAGAAGGCGTTCATCGTCGCCATAAAGATTACGTACAAACTCAAACATGTCAAGCTCATCGTCGTAACTCTCCAGCTCTGCAATAGTAGATTCGAGCTTTTTGGGGACGCTTTGTCGAGCTTTCCCATCAAAGCCAAATATATTGTCAGTACGATCGCCCATGATAAGCTGATAATAGAAGTGGCGAATAGCAGGGATTGGAAATTGTTCACGATGTGTTCCTGTTACAAAATTAAAATGTTCTCCAGGAATCATCAACAAGTCTTTATCTATGGTACAAATGACAGTGTCTTTGTTAGCCATCTGATAAATGCCCATGGCATCATCCGCTTCTTGGTGGTTCTCTACTGATGCTCCCCATTCTGTACAAATGTATTCACGGACTTGCTGTAACCATTTAGGTCTAGGCGTGTCCTTACGATTGGCTTTGTATTCAGGGTTGAATTCGTATCGAAAGTTATCACTACCAGTGAGGTAGGTTTTGTATGTATCGCTGTTTGTTTCTAACAAGATGCGACGTATCAGTTCATCTGTACGAACGAGAGCTACCTCTACAGGTTCATTCTCGCTCGCAGCAGCACAACGGTACGCCACAATGTCAGCATCGATTAGTGCTGTGGTCATTTAGCCTTTTTGTTACGTGCAGAAATTGCGCTGGCTTTAGCCTTAGCGTCTGCTTTAGATGAAGCACCCCAAGCCTGTAAGGACAGCTTAAGACGGGTAGGTTTACCATCCTTCTCTTCTGGGCCAGGCATACCACCCATACGTGCTAGAAAAGAAGCACGTCGTGGATTGTCTCCTGACTTAACAGGAGCCTTTAATGTACCCCCTGTTTCAGCTTTGTAAGAGGCACGGCCTTTTGCGTTAAGCCCACCCTTTGGATTCTTACCTTCTTTCTTTTGCCAAGCAGCTACCATTATTTACCTTTCTTTGGTTTCTTTGCAGTTTTAGCAGAGTCAATGAAATCTTGTTTGGTTGGAGCATTTTTACTACCAACCTTGTTCATGTGTTCACCAGAACCTGCTTTAATACGTTCTTTTTTTGCGTTAATGTTTGCATACAATCCAGGTTTTGTAGCCATTACATGCCTTTCTTTGCAGGAACTTTACCGCCTGCTTTACGCTTGACATCCAAAGCAATTGCTACTGCTTGCTTTTGGGGCTTACCAGCTTTCATTTCTGTTTTAATGTTTTCAGAAACAGCTTTACTTGATTTAGATTTCTTTAAAGGCATTAGTACTCCGCAGATTGTATAAAATGATGTAGGAAAGTAGCAAGCACATCTACCTCTTTCTCATCATGTTCATCTTTACCTAACATGTAAAAGATTGCATGAATGAGTTCATGGTAGAAGGTTTGTTCCTTAACCTCTTGCATAACATTCTTCTTTAGAATGATTTGTCTAGTGTCACGGTTACAACTTCCTAAGAGATTGTAATCATGTATTTGTGTGACTGTCCATGTAGAACCAGCCAGATTAAATTGTTTAGGTATTTTCATATAAGAAAGCTGATAGGGGGACTCGAACTCCCATTTACTCAGATACCCCGAGCATTCTACCAATTGAACTATATCAGCTAATAGGGTGAGGGTTTCGATTTGGTCTTCAACTAGGTAGGGTGGAAAGCCAGAAAAAGCCCTACGTCAACATCCTCGATTGCTGGCTTGACAACCCTCAAAACTATGGGCAGACGTTACGGTTTTGATCCGTTTCTACGACTTTCACAGAATCGTGTGCTACCATTACACTAAACGCTGCATTATTTAGTCTACCTGTGGGAAGTCGTCAGACATCTCACTGATGGGACCAAGTGCTTGTTTACCAAACACATAGTCTTCAAACTGCTTAGCGATAGCTAATACGCTTTCTACTGATGGTGGAGTTTTAGCGCCAGCCAATAGCAGATTGACAGAAGCACTAAGGCTAGATTGACGTACAATAAGTACTTGCCTCTGCGCCCGTTCTTCTGGTGTTTCGTAGGTGCTACGTGGCGTTGCTGCAGGAGCCTTACCACCAGCAGAAGCCGATACAGCAGGGCTAGAGGCCCCAGCCTCAGCCTTAGCCATGGAGACCCAGTCGTTGTAGCCTTTGTCATTTTTAACAATTGTAACCTCGTAACTTTCGCCTGGCTGTGCAAGAGCCAATGTTGAGAAGCTATCTTTGGTTGCACCGAAGGACATGACCTTCTTACCTTCTACTTTGCCTTGGAACGAGTTGTTCTTGTAAGCAACGTCAGCGGTTTGATAGCTACCTTTAGCGGTAGGTACTGTTTTAATGTCAACAGACAAAATGGTTATGTTCATAATTTCCTTAAATTATTAGTGTCTATACTATTATTGTAACACGTTTTAATCTCCGTGTCAAGAGAATTTTTGCATATCTTTCATGTTCATGCCATACTTGCTCTCGCAAGCCATAGGAGTAGTCCAGTTATACCCAAACACAGACTTAATTCTGCTAGGAATATCAGTAAAAACGGTTTCAAAAATTCCTCGTATTTGCTCGAGGTATCTTTGTTCAGTGTCAATAACAATGGAATCATGCACAGTAGAGATAAAATCACAAGGGATTCTGGCATCCTGTATCCTTTTCTTAGCCATTATTCTAGCCATCATCATAACGTCAGCACCAGTTCCTTGAACGGGATAGTTTGTAAGAGTTGTCCAAGGTATTTTAAGTTCTCCTCTATAGTCTCGCTTGGGGGGACAAGACCAACTTCTACCCATGGGTCCAACGATTGGGTTACCACCCATGATGATATCTTTCCATTTTCTATGACAAGCGTCAATGCCTGAGTACTTTCTGTAGAAGCGCTCATTCATGTCGTCCCAAAAGTCGGGACTGGTTGATACGTGCATGAAGTCAGGATCATTAGCGAAAGACCAGCCAGAGCCACGATAAATGGTTCTGAATAAAAATATCTTAGCGATGAGCCTTGAAGGCAGGCCAAAAGCCTCTTGATTCTTAGCATGGGTGTCTTCCCCTCCTAGTATTTCTTGTATACCTACGTCGTCTTTGGCTAGCTCTAACAGCGTACGCCATTCTAGTTGACTTGCGTCACATTGTATCAGCATTACTTTCTTAGGAGAGCTGCTGCGGGTTTGTTTGGATAGGTGTTAATGGCATTCTTAATCTCCATAAAATAGCCAGGGTAGTGCATCTGGAAATCCATTAGCACTCGCTTAACTCCATGTTGTTGTAACAAAGAAGCAAAGTTGACAAGTCCGTCGTTATACTCAAGTTGTTTTATTTCAGTCATAATCTCCTTCTTTTACTTCTGTAAAGCCACAGTCATCACATTGTGAATACTTCCAATGAGGTTGTGTATACATTGGACCTCCACATGCAGGACACTCATACT